AACTTATTATTTGTAAGAGCAACAGTACCTGTAGCATCTGGCAAAGTAATAGTGCGATCCGCTGTAGGATCAGTTACTGTAATAGTTGTTTCATGATCGTTTGCTGTAGCACCTTCAAGAACGATTGAACCGTCTGAAAGTGTAAGTCCTGAAACTACTGGGCTTGTAAGTGTTTTGTTTGTAAGTGTCTGTGAGTTTGTTGTTCCAACTACTGCACCAGTTGCACCATGGGCTTCTGTGAGGTTTGCGTGTGTTGTAATATCTGATGTTAGGGCTGCTGTTCCTGTTGCATCTGGAAATGTAATAGTTCTATCGGCTGTTGGATCTCCTGCTGAAAGGGTAAGTTCAAAATCATTTGCTGTAGAACCTTCCATTGTAATTGTTGAAGTAAATACTCCAATATTAGTAATGTCTGAAAGGTTACCAGTTGTAATAACTGTACCATCAACATTTGGAAGAGTAATAGTTCTATCGGCAGTTGGGTCTGTTACCTGAAGGGTAGTCTCATAAGAATCAGCGGTAGCACCTTCAAAAACAATGCTTGTGCCAAAAGCAGGATTTGCTGTTGAGTTAGCGTCAATAAAATAATCTAGATTTGCCCAGTGATTTGTTCCATCACCGATTTTAAATTTATTAGTGTCTGACTCCCAGCCAAATTCGCCAGCATTTAATATTGGATTTGCAGATGTCCACTGTGAAGCAGTACCTCTGCGTTGTTGCATTCTGGTTGCCATAGATTACTCTTTCTTATATGATATCTTGTATAGTTTGACCAACTAAAGTTGTTTTATCAAGATCTGAATATCTTGTAGATCCATCTCCAACACAATAGGTGTTTGTAGTTGCATTAAAAGCAATTGTTCCAGCAGCAATTATAGGATTATGTTCTTCCCACTCTGCAGCAGTTGCAAATACGTTAAATGTTGAACCTGCCATGATTACATCCTTTCCATTATTAAGAATTATACCATCTTTTAGTTAAAGTTATCAACTGCAATTCCGCCATCCCAAGTTACTGCCCATGCAACTGTATTATAAAATCCAGCATCTGTTGCATCTCCAGATTCATTGTAGTAGCCAGCATCCTTAAAAGTACTTACAATTAACCCAGTACCATCAATTGCGGTATCATGAATGTGTTGCTCTAGTTCTAAAGTATCTTGTAGTAATGCTATAGAACTCCAAGCAGAACTATAATAAACAAAAAGGTGATCCGTTTCTGTATCATAAAATAGTTGACCATTTGTTGGTGATGTTGGAAATGTTGCGCCTGATCCAACTATAACTGCACTTGTTTTATTATCTACATATAATTTTGTTGCTGCATGTGTGTTTTCAGTAGGAGTGGCAACTGTAACAGTTCCTCCAAAAGTACCGCCTTCGGCAACGTTAATGCCGTGCTTTACTCTAAAGTCTCTATTAGTAGTTGCCACTTCCGACCTCTATTCTAATTATGCTTCAATATAAATCTTGTGTACTTTAACAGCAGTATCTGCTGATGCACCAGTTACCTGAAGAAGAACGTTTCCACCGCTGTAAACAGCGTTAGTTGTTCCTAGTTCAGCGTTGCTGATTACATCTGCATACTCTGTCAAGTAAACGTTATTTGATCCATCTACAGTAACCAAAACTTCAATTACTTCAATATCATTACCTTTTTTCATTTGTACGATATATTTAGCACTTGAGTATGTTGTTGCTGACCATGTATCAATTGTTGTTGCTGAAGTTGAAGCGGTAGCAAGAGCAGAACCAACAAGAGCATCTGGAAGAGCAATACTTGTCGCTGCTGCTGCACCAAGGGTTGGTGTAGTAAAGGTTGGACTATTAGTAAATGCTACTGTTCCAGAGCCTGCTTCATCGGTTAATGCTGATGCAAGGTTTGCAGAAGATGGAGTTGCAAGGAATGTTGCCACGCCTGCTCCAAGACCTGAAATACCAGTTGCTACTGGAAGACCAGTTGCATTTGTTAGCGTTGCTGCTGTTGGAGTTCCAAGATCAGGAGTTGTTAATACTGGTGATGTTAGAGTCTTATTTGTAAGGGTTTGTGTACCTGTTAATGTTACTACAGTTGAATCAATATCAAGAGTGTTTCCAGTCTTGTCTAATCCTGTACCCGCAACAATTTGTCCTAAGCCAGTAAACTGAGTAAAGGTAAGTGCTGTAGTTCCAACTGTGATTGCACCATTGTTGGTTAATGTATAACCTTGATCGGCGTTTACAGTTCCTTGTTCTACGAATACCGCAAAGTTTGCAGTAACTTCTGCACCTGAATCTGCATCAGTTGAACGATCTGGGGCACCAGATGCCTTAACTACATAGATACCGTTTTCTGAACCAGTTGACTGATCCTTAACAAGAACACGATCTCCAGTAGCAAGAGTTACGCCATCAAGGACATCTCCATTTTCAAGATCAGAGGCAAGTGTTACGTTTGCAGTTGTTGCTGCTCGTACTGATGCTTTCCAGTCAATACCTTGTGCTGCTGAATCTACATAAGCCTTTGTTGCTGCATCTGTTCCATCAGTTGGTGTTCCAAGACCTGTGATCTTGTTTGTGCCCATTGCAATTGCACCAGACATGGTGCCACCAGCAAGTGCTAACTTAGCAGCAAGATCTGTTGTAAGGTTTGCAATCTTAGACTGAGCGATTGCAGCAGCAGAGTTAATGTCTGCATCTACAATTGTGTCATTAGCAATCTTTGCTGAGGTTACTGCACCGTCTGCAATTTTTGCTGTTTCTACAGAGTCTGCAGCAAGTTTACCAGCAGTTACGTTAGCATCTGTAATCTTTGCTGTGGTTACTGCGCCATCTGCAAGTTTGCCAGTGGTTACGTTTAGGTCTGCAATCTTTGCTGTGGTTACTGCACTATCTGCAATCTCTGCTGTATTTACAGCACTATCTGCAATCTTAGCATTTGTAACTGAGTTTGCAGCAAGTTTTGCATCTGTTACGTTAGCATCAAGAATCTTTGCAGTTGTAACTGAGTCTGCAGCCAACTTTGCTGCTGTTACGTTTGAGTCTGTAATCTTTGCAGTTGTAACTGAGTCTGCAGCAAGTTTTGCTTCTGTTACGTTAGCATCTGTAATTTTTGCTGTAGTTACAGAATCTGTAGCAAGTTTTGCTGCTGTTACGTTAGCATCAAGAATCTTTACGGTAGTTACTGAATCTGCAGCAAGCATTGTTGCTGTAACTGTACCAGTATCACCAGATGTAACTACAGTACCTGTTACGTTAGGAAGTGTAATTGTACGATCTGCTGTTGGGTCTACTACTGTAAGAGTTGTTTCATAGTCATCGGCTGTTGCACCTTCAAACACAATGCTTGATTCAAAAACACCAACTGCTGCTGGTGCTTTCCAGGCAATTCCATTTGTTGCATTTGAGTCTGCAGTAAGAACATAGTTATCGGTTCCAACGGCGAGACGAGTTACTGCGTCTGCAGCAGATGCTACTAGTAAATCACCTTTTGCGTCTACTAATGCTTCTGTTAATATATCGTGAGAGTTAACGGTCGCAGTTGATCCCTCAACTACCAGTCCCGCTTTTACTCTAAAGTCTTTTGTTACGGTTGCCATCTTATATCTCCTTGGTTAGGCCTTTAATCCCATACGCATGTAGCGTAGGGTTATAGGTGTGATTCCCCCTACTGGAACAACAGTTAATGAAACTGTATCTCCAGCCCTTGAAACAGAGATGGTGCCAATATTCCCATCGTTTTCAACTATTCCATATTGACTAACAGACACATCTGTTCCGTCAACTAGAATGGTTAATTCTGTAGCAGAGTATTTATTTCCTCCGCCTGCTACATATCTAAGTGAGATCATATATTTCATTGATCTAAACTCACTTGCTGCAAAACTATCAAACACTGTTGAGTTTTCAATTCCATTAATTGTTAACTCGTTATTGCCGTCTGATCCAAGATCGGTAGACCTAGCAGAAGTACTATCAATTAAATCTACATAGTTTTCCTGAGTTGGTCTATCTCCTGTTTCAAACAGGGCTTTTACGTTGGTGGTTGATATCTTTGCCATGTGGCCATTATATCATTATGTTAAAGAATATAGTTATTGATTCCAATGATTTGAAGTCCAATTCCAGGTATACCCGCAGATGCTCCTAATAAACCAATGTTTGTAAATCTGACTCTAAATGGAAGAATTTCAATAGCAATAGATGTTTTTTCGTTTGGAAGAATATTTAACTCTGGATAGTCTTTTTCTTTTATAGATGGAATAAAGTTTTTAATATCTGTTACTGTTGCCAAATTGCCTATGTTGTCTAATTTTGTTTCTGAATAATTCTTTGACTTTATTTTTGAGGGTATAAAACCTTTATCACTTATAACAACAGATGCCATTAGGACTCCTCGTTGTTTGTAATATCCTCAACTATAATCATTTTGCCACGAGCAACTGTCCATACACGGGTAGCATCACGTAATTCAATATCAAATATATCGCCAGTATTTAAACTTCTTGATTGAGCAGATGTCAGAGATACTGTGAATTCTCCCACTCCATCATCAACTGTGGCTCCTGGGAAAAGTGTTACTACATGTGGTGCAGTGTTGCTATCTATGTCCCCCGCAATTGTTGGTCTTTTAATTTCCATCTCAATATCCCAGTCAGCAATAGTTAATGGATCTTTGTTGTCATCTGTTACGTATACCCTAAATGCTGCTGTATCGCCTTTTACGACTGTCCAGGTAACTGTTGGTGGGATAGACCCAATTGAATATGCGCTTAGTGCTTGATCTCTAAATGTAGCCATAATCTTATCATTATACCATTAACTAAGATAATATTTAAAATATTTTTATATTTTATTGCTTTAACTTGACTAAAGGGTTAAATTAGTGTTATAATTAATACATGCTACCTATTGGTAGCATTTGTTCTCTAGGAGGTATTTTACAATGAGAGAAGAAAATGTTTGGCTAGGGGTATTAACGTTGGTTATTTGTAGTACAGTTTTTGCGGGGACTGCAAATGCAACAAATGAAAACAACTTATTAATTAAAGAGTCTGTTAAGCCTGCCACCCAAAAGGTGGCTTTTTTGGTTTCTAAAGAAAAAAAATTAGAAAAATATAAAAATGCTTATAATCTAACTGATGGGCAACTAGTTGATATGTTGGGTGCTGTAGGGTTTAAAGGAGAGGCTTTAAGGTCTGCTTGTGCTATTGCAAAGGCAGAGTCTAATGGTCGTCCGCTTGCTTTTAACGGTAATGTAAACACTGGAGATAATTCTTACGGTGTATTTCAAATAAATATGCTTGGAGAATTAGGGTCAAATCGTAGAGAAAAATTTGAGTTAGATTCAAATGCTGAGTTATTAGACCCAGTAGTAAATGCACAAATTGCTCTTTACATGACTAAGGGTGGAAAAGATTGGTCCGCCTGGAGTTCTGTAAATGGAACACGGTATCAAGAATGGTATAACAAGTATCCTTGTAAAGTATAAAACTTTATCTATACTCTTTTTTATCCCAAAACATGGTTTTATATCTATCAAAAAACTTTCTTTGTAGTTTTAGATTATCATTTTTTGATTCACGATAATTTTTATCATTTCCTAACTTCATTGTCCATTTATCACGTTTTATTGGTATTACTTGGGCTATAGGCGTTCCTTCTTTTATATAACCTTCAAAGTTTGGATCATTAATTACAAATGGAAGATTTACAGGAGCAGTATAAATATCTGTATCTACAACTCCTGGCAAAATAGTAAATACTGATTCCCTATGCATAGGCTGAATAAATAAAGTTGAATATCCTTTTGGAGTTTTAATAGACCATGGATTAGCAAATTTAGGATATTCGTATGGCTTTGCTTCTGGATGTTTTGAGGCTTGTTCTATAGAATGAAAAGTTATTAAGTTGAGTGCAGACCATTGAAATTTTTGTAGTTTTTTATTATTTCCAACATCTTCTAAACTAACATAAACATCGGCAGGTAATGTAATAATATATCCGCTAGTCATTGCATCTAATACTGGGATACATCGTTTAATTGTTGCCAATACAGAGCCATCACCGATTGGAACCTTTTTTTTATTCATATAAGATTCTGTATTTTTATACCACTCTGGAATAAATTTACTAGCAGGCTGTGGCTGCTCTATATTAAATTCAGTTATGTTTGTAAATATTATTTCCAATTTTATTCCCCACTTTAATTATTTTTTAATCTAATGGAACATTTTCTGGTAATTTTTGAGTCCAAGTATGTAATTCGTCATTCCACTCATACTCAAATCCATTGTCTTCTGGACGAGGTGATTTCCATACTCCATCAAAATTTTTCCATCCAACACCTATAATTCCATCATCTTGGATAATTATTTTTCCTGGAAAAAGTTCTTCAACAATTGATTTTGAATCAGCAATTATGCTATCTACTACAATATTGTTTTCAATAATTATCCAATTAGTTTCCACAGTAGACATAAACTACTCCTTGAAATCCATTACCACCGTATGTTGGGTTACTACCACTTGAATACCATCTATATCCACCACCGCCACCGCCTTGGCCATAGCCACTAGCACTTCCACCATTTTCACCATCTCCAGCACCATATCCTGCACCCAAATTGCTATTAAGTCTAGCACGTCCACCGCCACCGCCACCATTTGCGCCATTTGTAGTTGTTGATCCTATACCTGTTAGATTTTGAGTTAATCCAATTGCTGTATTGTCTATGGTTCCATTAGCACGGCTGTCGCTTGGTGATTGTCCATCAAATGATCTTTCAGTATAAGTTCCACCACTACCTGCAGCACCTCCTCCAGAAGATGATGTAGATGTTAAATTGCTGGCATTTCCACTAACACTATTTCCACCAACTGAAAGAAGGCTTCCAAAACTTGTTGTTCCACCACTACCTGCCGTATTTCCACCTGATCCAATTGATATTGAATATGTTTGCCCTCCAGAAACTGTTTGGTCTTTAAAGCCAGCAATAGCAGAACTTGATCCTCCGTTACCTGCTGGGACATAAAAATAATCTCTTACATAGTTATTTTGTTGGCTAGTATTACCAAAAGTATTTGAACCATTTGAGCCACCTGCTCCTCCACCTAATGCAAAAACTGCTAACTTTGTGCATCCTGCTGGAACTGTAAACGTTCCTGATGATGTAAATGTTTGATAAAGAACATAAGTAGCATCAAGTCCTAAAAGAGCACTTGCTGCTGAGGCAAGACCTGTTCCGCTAGCAGCAGTTCCACTTACTGTAAAATTATATGAACTGCCAGTAGCAATAGCCATTGTATCGTAGGTGACTGGACTTGAATTTCCAGTTGCGGTATATGATCCTGGGGTAGATGTAACTGTATAACTTGTTGCTGTTACGCCAGTATTTGATGGTGTAAAGTTTATAACTGGTCTAATATTTTCTGTTTTGCTTACACTAGTAATTGTAGGAGCCTCTGGTGCAGTAACTAAGGCTTTTCCATTACGTAACTTTTTAATGGTTCCACTTCTAAGACTTCTTAAACTCATGCTGTGATCTCTGATCCAAAAGCATGGAATGAAAAGTTTGCAGTTGAAGCATATACACTTATGATATCAGTTGCTGCAAGAGTTACACCCATAGTTAATGCTACAGTATCTAGTGCATCAATTGGTGTGTCATAAGCAATGTATTGTTTTTGCTCTATTGATGCTCCTGCTTTTCTAACTGCAATTCTATATGCTGCTGCTGATCCGCCTAGGTTTGTAACAGTTATTGTTGATACAACTGTTGAAGTTGCTGCTGGAACTTCATAAAGAGTTGTAAGTGTCGTTGCTGAAGGCGCTGATTCTCCAAGAACTTTATAAGTTGTTGCCATTTATTATCCTCCCATCAGTAAAAAAATATCTGGCATTCCGCTTGCGTCCTGCCATGATGCAATTGTACCATCACTTTTCAAAACCTTTCCAGCATTACCTATTTGAGAAGGTATAACTCCAACCCATGCAGACCCACTATAGAATTGAAGTTGATTTACTGTATTGCCAGAACTATCCTGTCTTATTAAACATATTGACCCTGCAGTGGGGGATGTAATTGATGCATCTCTTGCTGCTGGATTAAGATAATTATTTATACCTTTTTTTGCAACTAGAGATTCAAGCATTGTTACAGCAGATAAATAACTTTGTAGACCAGCCCATTCAAAAGTTCCAGATGTATCTGTTTTACCAGACAGTTCATACCATACATCATCTG